TGAGCGTGGTGCTTTGCTCCGAGGTGTCCTGCACGCTGGCCGCCGGCCCGTGGCGAGTCGTGAAGTCATTGGGCAGACGAATGCGAACGGTTGTGCCGATCTTCGCGCCAGTCTTCGCGAATTGATCGTCGTACTGCTGATCGATATGCTGAATGAATTCGTTTGAGTTCTTCCAGAGGCGTACTGCCTCGCGAGTGATCTCGTTGATAGTGAGAATGGTATTGGCCATAGCCCGATGCGCAGAGCGCACTCCCTATTGGGTGACACAAGGGAGCGGGGGCAGTGTCCCACCACGTCGCTCCGCGAATGCCAGGGGCCTGAGCCTAGCTGTTTGATGCAGGCAGGGCAAGGTTCGATGCAGGAACCCCGAAGTCTGCCTAGGCGTGCAGGCGCCTAGTCCCAATTCCTAGTGCCGAGTTTGATTGTATTCGCGCTCTTGCTTATTGCGAAGCGCGATGAAATCCTTCATTGGCATCGTTTCGAGATTCGGTTCAGCAGACCCACGGCCGCCAACGCGCGGCTGGATCGGCTTCGGCGCCTTGGAAACCTTCGGTCCTTCCTCCCCTGGAATCGGCCTCGCGTCGGCAAGCTCACTCGCAAGTTTCTGCAGTGCAACGGCTTGCTTAATCATCGGAAGGGACAAGATTCGATCTGCTTCGGCGGCATTCTTGCCCAGGTGGTAGATGATCTCCGAAGCCTCGCCAGTCTCCAATGCTGCCGCGAGGAACTCCGCGGGGACGACTGGCCCAGTGATCTTCTTCAGTCCGTCGATGGCCTCGTTGTAGTCCTCGTGCGCCGCACGGCCAGCAATCACTGCCTTGTCCACTTCGCTGTGGAAGAGGTTCTGCGCGGCAAGCCGATTCGCCTCCGCTTCGACCTCAGCCGCGGTAAAGGTGCGCGGAGTGGGTTTCGCTGGGGGCGTCTCTCCGTCCTTCGGTGCCTCCGCGCCTAGCTTCTGCAACTCCGCAATGGTATCCTCGGCGAGCTTCGCCCTTGCATCGGCAGCGTCTTTGGCTCGCTTCAACTCCCACTTCTCAGCAGTTAAGGCGTTGATGCGAGCGGCAACAGGGTCGGACTTAACAGGGGGCTCGACTTCGCCGCCCTTCTCGTCTTTCTTCCCGAGAAGCTCTGTGATGGGCTTCAAGGCGCCCTTGGTCTCGTCTCCTACCTTGACCTCCGGCTCTGGCTGCGGAGTAGGCGTCGGGCCGGGCTCGGGGGTAGGAGTAGAAACTCCCCCAGGGCCGAGAGCTTCCTCGTCCTTATCTGCGGAGCAGAGGAAGGAGCGATCAAGGAAGTGGAGGTGTTTCAGGAACATCTCAGTGAAGCCTCAGTTGTGCGCGTTGCGCTCGGCGTTGGTGGCGATTGCGCCCAACGGTAAGGGCGTTGTCAGCCACGAGTGCATCATAGATTTGCTCCTTCTGTTTCTCCGATACATTCGCGTTTCCGGGGCCTAACATTTGGGCTAACGTGGCCCGCGCCTGCGGGACTAGCTTCGGCCAGAGGAGTTCCAGGAACGCGATCTCGCAAGTGGTAGGAGTCAGTTCGGGGCAGACCTTCTTCCACTGCGCGTAGATGCGATTATCCTTCATGACTTGCTGGTAGACCTCTGCAGCCATTTCGATGGCTGTCGCGCGAATGAGCTTGTGAACGTGCATGACTTTGGTCATTTGGCGCCTCCGGCGGTGTCTCCAGGGAATGGGTTATGGTCAACGTCGCGAACTTCTTGCAGCTTTCCATTATGTGTAGCAGCATACGCTGCCGTTGCCCCTGCGAGCGGAATGCCAGCCTTTATGTTGGCTGAAGTGAACTTCCCTGGATCGAAGTCTGCCCACGGCAAGCGCGCGCCGTATACGTGGCCGGGGGAGGAAGGAGACTCGCGGAAGAGGATGTAGGAGTCGTGGCCTTTGTCTTCGACTACATTCTTGTATACAATAGAGTCGTAGCCTTTATTCTGCAAGTAACTTCGAAGATTCTGTGTTCGTTCTACTGTGTGCTCCATATCTTTGGCGCTTAGACGCGAAGCCTTGTCTATGTCTTCTATTCCAGCAATTCCTTTCCACTGAGCTGCATTAACTTCATTTTGCGGCAAACCGTTCCTTATAAGATTTCTTGCTAATTTGCCAGGAGACCACTCTCCTATGTCATCCAATCTAATAGGATTCTGGGCGACAATGGCAGCGGGATAGACCCTCGGCGCAGTGCTCCAATCCAGGGTACTTCCCTGAATTTCCTGCGCTGCTCGCGGCGAGCCGAAATGAACGCCGATTTCATCATCTGGCAGCTTGAATTGATCAAAGATTGTTGGCACGCGAGTGCCGTGGTGAAGAAATGCATTGTAGCCCTGCTCAGTCGCCTGCGCTTGCTTCTCTGCTGGTAGCTGCCAAGTTACCCCCCTAGGCAGCGTGTCAGTGTCAATCGGAATGTGCTCCGGCTCAGGATTCTTCACTCCACTGAGCTCGAAGATACTCATCCCAGGGTTACTCGCGAGCTTCGCGTCGATGTCCTCGTCACTCAGACTCGGCTTCACAGGACCCTGTTGCCACTTTCCAGCTTTGATATTCCAATTAGTGTCATCTAGCCCCGGCATTCCTTTCTGCTTCGCCCAAGTAATGAGTTCATTGTCTCCAGTCATGTCAACTTGCTTCTTCGTTGCATGACCGTGAGCTTGCAGGAAGTCCTCTGCAACTTTAGCGGTGTTATTGATCCAATCTTGGCTTCCAACTTGCGAGGAAGGTCCAACATAATCTGGATGATTAGCGATATTATGGAAATTCATAGCTGACAACTTGCCTTCACCAATTGAGCCAACTTCCTTGCTCACGCCGTTTGGCATCTCGAGAAGGTAGCCATCGTCAGTCTTCGTCAGAGAGGCAATTTGCTTACCGTTTGCAACTACGAAGTGATCAGAAGGCTCAGCAGTTGGAATAGTGCCTATATCCTCAATATACAACTTATTGATCTTCGGAAGTGACTTCGCAAACTCCATTGCCGCTTCCGCGCCAGGATTTCCATAATGCGCAACGGGATTACTCGGGTCTAACTTCTCCCAACTAGACCCCTGTTTCGGCAAGTTCGCCGCGTGGTCCCAATCACCTCCAAGGGCATCTTTGATTGCACTCAGAATTTTCTCTGTATCGTCCTGCGGAATGCCCTTCAAGGCCCCTCGGAACGACTCCGCAGCGAGATCGGCGAGTTTCGGCGCAGCCTTCTTCGCTGCACCTCCTGCTGCCATCGCAATGCCGAGGCCCTTCCCGGCTCCCATAGGCCCCACAAGGCCCAGAGCCGTCGCCGCTGCGGCACTTCGATCCTCGTCAGATATTTGATCTCCTAGCAGGCCCTGCGTGGCAGTGTTCGCGGCATCCGCGATGGGCTGCGCAAGTGCGCGGTAGCCCTCACCAAGCGCACCAACCGCAGGCCCCTGCCGGTAGCGAAGCAGGGCATTCGCCATCTCAGGCGTGATTTGGCTAGGAAGTGGGGAGTCCTGCGGGGCAGCGTTCAATTCGTCCATCACGACACCAACGAGTACGCGCCCGGCGTCCGAGCATAATTCTTCACATACCAATGCCCATCAGCGCCACGACGAGCACCTGGAACCGGAGGGGCATCAGTGATCTTGCTCTGCGCACCAGTGGGAGTAGCACCATTGGCAGGACTACTTCCTATTGACTCCGCAAGATCACTCTCTGCTTCGCTTCCCAGGTGTGCATCGAGGGACTCTTGCATCGTCTGCGACACTAGAGCCTTGATCTCATTCGGATCAATCGCTTCGGCGGCGCGGGCCTTATCATCTAGGAACACTTTCAATCGCTCCGTGAATGCCTTGTAGGAGTCAATTACGTGCTTGCCGCTGCGATCGTGTCCCTTCAGTTTCTCCCTGCTAAGTTCCTCCATAGTCTTCTGCAGAAGTTGCATAGTCTGCTGCAATTGCTGTTGCGCTTGCATCTCACTCGGCGTTGGACCCTCGCCCAGGGCCTGCTTTGGCACCATGCGGCGAAGGCGACTTGCCGCCTCATCGCTTAGGTCAAAGTCGCTGGATTTCAGCAGGAGGTCACCAATTATAGAAGTCAGCTGCGGAGCTTGAGTGAGAATGAGCGTAAGGGCATTGAAGGCTTCCTCCCTCTTCGTTCCCCAAGATGGGCCAATATCTGCCTCGACTTCGTACTGACCAACAGAGGGATTCAGTATGTGAGTCGCCGTCACGCCGTCGTGCTGCATTCGCTTCGCGTAGACCTGCTGCGCCTGCGGGTCAATTTCGAGTTCGAAGTCAACTCCATCCTCCGCCATAATTCGCATGATTCTCTTCGTATCGTAGAGCTTTGGGATAAGGTCAAGAAGTATCTTACCCACCTGACGGATCGCGATAGCGAGATTGTCGATGAAATGGTATGTAGCTGTATCGCCCTGCCGCTGACGCTCGTTGATAGCTTTGCCAGAGCGTTCATTAGAACGTTCTCCCATCGAGTCTTGGTACTGGCCCGAGGCCATCATAAACTCGCCCTGTGCAATTTGCATTCCAGTAAGCGCAACCGGCGCTGCCACCGGCGGCTCAACACGCTCCGGAGCAGCAATTTTTTCCCCCGCATCGTTCAAGCCATTATACGGCAGGACAGAATGGTTGACCTTATTAGCAGTTTCCCAATAGGTCTCATATCCCTCAATAGCCTCTGCAGGAGCCTTCCAGGGAGTCTTACCCTGCAACGCACCGTACTCGACAGCGGCCGAGCTCCAATAATTATAGATGCGCTGGGGATCGAGCAGGGCTCGCGTATGACCCTTCAAGTCCATGATGCCGTCGATGACAGTCTCTTCGCCTATGACTGGCACAATCGGAATGTACTTCCCAGGCCAAGTCGCCTCATCAACTATCTTGTTCCCAACGATGAAGTACCACTCGATCGTATCGGTGGTAGTCTCGCGGGACTTTGTCCGAGGATCACTTTTCACCTGTTCTAAGAGCTCTGGAGCTTTTTCCAAGACACTCTTCCGAAGGAAGATGGTCTGCCCGGACTTCTTATCGTTGTAAGCGAAGAGGGTGTCCTTCTTGCTCACTTTCCGGAAGTACTCGCAAGTCCTCACATGATCCTTGCTGATCCACCCAGCATTATCGCTAACTGCATTCTGTGCAGCAGCCTCTTCCTTGTACTCTGGGTACTTGCTTTCGAAGTCCTCCTTTGCCATATCCTCGAATAGAAAGCACCTCGTCATGTCGCTTTTGTCTGCTTCCTTCGCATTCGAGTCCAGAACGACATTCAAGGGGTCATTCACTCGCACGATGATGGGCTCCTGGTCGAAGGAGTCCTCGTTCACGTAGCGCGTAATAACTCGCAAGTAGCCGATGCCGCCGTTCACTTGGAACGTGGAAGCGGTATCATAAGCCGCTGTGGCATTGCTGCGATACTCGATGTTTCGCATAATCGCATTGTACATCGAGGCGGACTCGAAAGTAGCCCCGTTGCCAGTCGCACGAATCTTAATTGCCGGCTTGTTCTTCTTCGAGTCATTAACGATCATCAAGTTGTGTTGTCGGGTCTTGTTAATTGTCAGGCACGGCCGCTCGTCGATGTCCCGGTTCCGCCGGATGTCATTTGGCCACTGGTGGCCGTTGTAAGCATCTGCATTCGCGAACTTGATGTCCTCTAGGAAGTTCCGGCGAGCCTGATGCGCGTAGTCAATGTCAATTCGGAAGTCATCCTTCGCTTGCTTAAGGACCCGCTCGTGTCGTGTCGCATCGCCCTGGGCGTTATCATCCGTCTGCTCGACGAAGGAACCCGGCCGAGGATCTGGAATGGTCTGCGCACGCTCAGCCATTGGCTAACCCCCTAGCCAACGCTGCGGGGAGCCAGGAGTTCGGTAGTTCGCGTACTCACCATATTCGCTATTCTTCTCAACGGTGGATTGAATACCGAGCATTCCACGAAGTGACAACTTGGGCGCCCGCGAGGGCATCTTCGAGGCGACACCGAAGTACTCAAAGGCGCTCGCCGCATCGCTATTCTCGTCGTGAAGCGGAACCTGGGAGAATTGCTTCGTCTGCTGGTCTACCTCATAGCGATAATGTCGAAGACGCTGAATTCCCTCCGCGCACTTGTCTTGGTCGAAGTAGCACTGCGGGAAGACAGTCCTCGCGGCGTTGATTTTGTCCTTGATGCTCACGCGCGGGACGATGCGGACGGAAGTGAACTTCGCTCGCGCCTGCTCCTCAATTGTCATCTTGCTTCCGAGCTGCTTCGCCGTCGCATCGTGGGGAAGCCAAAGGGTTCCATACAAGTAATCGCGATCTTGCAAAACTTTCAAGTAATGATCGATGTGCTTCAGTCTCGCCTCGTAGAAGTCAATAATTCGGTACTCGTAGCCCACTTGCTGGATGAACCAAATGCTTGTATGGTCGCTCCTGCCCAGGTCCCAGTAGGTATTAACTGGCTTCGAACGGTCGTAGATGACTTTGAGGATGCGGTTCTGGGTAGTGCATTCCCGAAGTTCATCCGCATAGACGCTGCCTTCAAGATTCTGCTTACATTTCCCCTCCCAAACGTGTAAGTAGGAGTCGTAATTACGCGCCTTCAAGAGATCACGCTCGGCCGGCAGCTCTGTCTCTGCGAACCAAGGGTTATCCCTCCAATTGATGTTCACCAGTGCGCAGTTCGGCGGTGTGTGCAGGACGAATCGCTGATAGGTCGCGTCAGTTTCCAAGTCGGGGTTGAAGGTGACGATGATCTCGCTACCGGGCTTTCGAATAGTGGGGACGAGGACTTCCCACGAGGCCTCCGAGACGCTCTGCGCCTCTTCTACCCAACAGTACTCCACCCCTTCATAGCTCTTAATCTTCGCGCTGTTATGCCGGATACCCTCGAAGTTAAACTCCGTTCCGTTGCTGCCTCGAATCTGTGCTTGCTGAATATCATACAAGTGCCCGAGCCCTAAAGACTCAATCTGCTGACTCAGCAACTTGTGAACCGAGTCCTTGATAGAGTTCTGCAACTCGCGGACGCAGAGGACCTGCACAGGGCGCTTCGCACCTTCGAGGAGCAACCATCTAGCTACTCCCCATGACTTCGCGCCGCCTCGACCACCATAGAACACCTTGTAGCGATGGGGTTCGAAAAGCGGCTGGAGTTTCTCAGGAAACTTGGCAATTACTTCGGGAGCTGCGGTTTGGGCGAACATCGGGATGGGGCCACTTCTGTAATTCCAATTGTGTGCGCGCGAGGCGCGCTACTCGGTGGCTCTTCTCCCCGTCGCCTCCGCTTGCGACGCCTTGCAATCGCATCAATCACGAGGCACTGAAACTTGTACTTCGTCCAGCGGACATGTTTCACAGCAGGAACTTAGGTAATCCCAAGGGCCTGCAAAAGCGTAGCATCGCCGGTGAATACCGGAGGGTTGGGGCCGCCAAGGGGCGAAGTGTTCACGACCAACGAGCCATCACGATTCAGGCTTGCGACGACTTGCACATTCGCAGTGGAATTGATAATATCCACGAGGTTCTGCGCAGAGTGAATAGCTGCCTCAAAGGGGATAGTAATGCCGTTGATGATGATCCGTGCGCCCCGCTGCGGCGTATTCAAGACTTCCGGTGCTTCGCCACTTGTGCTTCCGAGTGTGAATGTCGCGGGCTCCGGTGTCGGCCCCATTGCGCCCAGGGGCAGGAAGGAGATAGAGGTCTCACCTTTCATCGCAGCAGACTCCTAGTATGTACAGCTACCGACTTATGTTTCCTGTACTTAGCCGTTGTAGTTCCCGGCGGTGAGGCCGAGGGCCGCGAGGACTGTGGCATTGCCAGCGATCACAATCGGCACATTGGTAGGGGTAGAAAGGGAGATCTTTCCGTCCCTATTTACGCTCGCACTTACATTCGTGAGCCCATTGATCGCTGCAATGATGTCCTTGTTGCCCCAAGTCGTGAGATCAAGTGATCCCACACCGTTACTGCCCCCCGCGCCACTGATATTCACCCCTTGGATTGTCAAGGCACCAATGCAGCCGGCAGCAGCCGCGGGTGTTGGTGTACCCACTGCAAGGCTCGGCGGCGAGCCGGGGATTGGGTCCGCTGCCGGCGTCTGCGGGTTTGCAATGCAGGGGAAGTGATTCGAGCCAATGGAAGCAACGACAGTAGTCATGGAAGGAACTCCCTCGAAGAGGTGTGGTAGGACGAGCAAGCTCAGGAGGCCAAGTTCACTCGTCCTACCGGACGCAGACTCCAATCCGGCGAAGGCGTTAGAAGTCCGCGTAAGCGTTGATGACGCCGGAACCGCCAGCGTCATAGAGTTGCGCCGCAGTACCGGCAGCGCCGAAGCCAGCAGATGACGTACAGTCAATCGGAACGTATTGGGTAGATGCGGCAGCAGAGGCGAGAGTGGTAGATGTCCGCGTCACAGTGCATGCAACTGCCGAGGTCTGCGCAGCGACAGTGAGGGAGAAGCCGCTGGTGTAAGTCATCGTCGGCACTGCGCGCATGATCGCCGGGAAGGCAATCTGACACACCGCCAGCGATGTGGAAGACACTGCGCACATTCCACGCTGCACAACTGGAGCAGCCTCGGTAATGCGCCAGAAGTATCTCTGCGCAACTCGCTGCTCTACTTCGAGTGGAAGGAATTCGAAGGCAGTAGGCGCTGGGGCGACTTCAAGCTGCGCGCCGACGAAGGCGAAGCCATCGGTAGTTCCCGCACCGCTCGCCGTAGGCGTGAAGCAGATCGCCACGCCGACTTCCGTCGCAGTGGTGGGGATGGTCGCAGTCGCGCTGTACTTCGTGAAAGTCGTCGTGATGTTGAAGGACTGCCTATTCACTGCGAATGCAATGCCAGTCCAAGCAGGCGTGATGGCCGGCGAGGCCGTCATGGTGCCCAGGCCCTCATCGGTGCCAGTTCCATAGAATATGCTTAGGTCTGCAAGCCCGCCGTTGTCGGCGACGAGGCCAGCGAGGGCATCAAGCAGGACGCTGAAGGTGACTTGCTTCCCTGCGAGGTACGTGGAGCGAACAGTGGGAATTTCCTGGTACGCGCAGACGGGCTGCAGCAAGGCGCCGGAAGTCCGATAGATTTTCATACTGGCCTGGAAGCCCGTCGGCGGAGCCGGCGTAGCCGTGACAATTTGACCCCTTCCCGCTCCCACTGCCACGTTGGCTCCGCAGCCCCAGCGATCCGCCGGATGTGTGGTGACGGACTGGCCAGCGTTCTGAGCGCAGGTGATGATGCCCGTCCCGTACTGCTGCACGGCCATCGCGCCGTTGTCGAGGTAGTTCTTCGGATTCCCGCTCAGATTCGAGAGCATCGCGCTCGGAATGAGAACCGTCTGTGGAACAGCGCCCGCCGGCAGGTTCGTATCCGCCGGAATCATCTCCGTGCCGGCAAGCCCAGTCGTCTGCGGGAACCCTGGGAAGATACCAGCTGCGTGCGCGGCAATTGCGGCGATCACAAGGGCGCCAGCAGCGCCCAGGAGGCTTTGTCGAAGTCTCATGGTGTTACCTCACTGGGGCGTTGGTATATCTCGCGGAAGGCCCCGTCACTGTCCGCTAGCTCTTACTTCCGGCGGAGTTCCTTCATCGCATTTCGCATCGACTCGGTGCCAGGGTTGGTATCACGCGCCTTTTCGCCAATGCCAGGATTGGTTTTCGAGAACCTCTCGCTACTAGTGTAGCCCTGTGCGGTGCTCCGCGACTCGCGGATGATGTAGCCGTTGTCGATCTTGCGGATGTCAACGGAGCAACACTCGCTCTCAATCAGCGAAGCCGGGCAGTCGACAGCTGTGCTAGCTTTTTGGCCCACGCTTGCCTCCCAGGGTAGGTGACTTCGCACTTACGCCCTTCATCGTCGCCCCAGGGGACTTCCCGAGGCCGAACCGAGGCGTCTTCGGCAGCTTTGCCTTCGGCAGCTTCGCCACAGGGTCAGACTCCCCTGTGGTTTGGCTTGTGATTGAAGAGCTTGTTCTTCCTGTGCCCGATGTCCGGCGTTGGGGAGTGGTGGTTCAACCCCGCCGGGCTCGCCTCGGGACTTGCCAACTTGCGATCCGAGCCGTGGTGCCCGCCGATTTTCTCATGCTTCGGATGCGGCAGCGCGTTCTCGCCGCCCTCGGGCGACTCCAGGTGCTTGCCGTGGTGCATTCCGTGATGCTTCGCCATTTGGAGGGCTCCGTTTCAGCGTGTGGATTGCGGATGATCGGCTATGGTGCGCGGCCGGGGCGCGTAGGTGCAATGTAAGGTGACTCGGCAGCACGCGGGACGCGCGAAATGTGGCCTAGAGGCAGCCCCACACCTAGAATTACTACAAGTGCGCCGGCTACGGCGGTCCTCTTCCCAAGAAGTGCCATACCGGACTTCCTCCATTGAGGCATTTAAGAAGTGTCGTTCGAAAGGAATCACAGACGCTCCGCGGATCACTCGCCCTAGTGAGATTCTTGCACACCACAAAGCCTACACACGGCCGTTGAGTTGCCATCTTGACGATAGGCAGGTAGAACTCCCGTAACTTGCGCCAAGCTTCTTCAGTGTCAGTAAGTTTGCACTCCCCGACAACATAGTGATCCATATTCGCGATGTGCAGCAAGAGGTCTACCTGTGCATAACCCCTTCCGTTGGCGTCGTGAAACTCGAACCACTGCCCATATTTCACCGGAACGGTGCCGTAGGTACGTTGCAGGGCCTCCGCAACCGTCCGCTCATAGCGGATGCCCAGCGCCTTCACACCGCGAGGCCGACCAATTGGGATACAACTGGGCCGCTCGCAAGGCGTTGCGAATCGCAAGCCGCAGACCTTTCGCTCTTCCCTAGCCACAGCACTAAAGTCCCTGTAAATACGCTTGAATCCAGTTCTGCTTTACGATTTCCAGCCTTCCGATGGCATCCGGGAAGTCCATCGAGCCGCTTCGCTCATCAGACCAAGAGTTGTCGTTGTGCTTCATGATGAGTAGCATAGAGCAAATTTCGCCCTTCTCGGCCTCAGCAAGGGCCTCCCGAAGCGTCTCCACGATGTCTTGCTTGATTTTATCCAGAACAGTAGGCTTTGGAGCGATGGAGAGGGTGTCAGCCATAGAAGGGCCTCCTAGTTCGCCTCAAACTTGTCACATACGTCATCAGGAAAAATTGCGCCCTTGACCCAGGTACAGCGCTGAAGGCGCGGCAGGAACATGGCACAAGCGTCGCACTTCCGCTTCTCCCCACCCTCGCGGTAGCGAACTTCCTCCTTCGTGAACTGCGACTTCGCGGCGACCTTCGCCAAGTGCGCGCGCAACGGGCCACTGTAAGGGTAGAGGTCCAAATCCGGCGGGACGCGCGTGATGTCCTCATGTTCCAGCGGCTGGAACTCTGGCCGAAGGCCGCCCTCGTACTTCGCCCACTCGTAGCCGTCTTCCAGCACGGAGAACTCCTCCGCAGCAGTGGCCAAGTGATGCGCGGGTTCATAGGATAGGCCCGCTTCATTCACCAACGCCGACTCAACGCTCTCATGCACCTCGATGTACTTCGCCAAGGGCACGCCCTCGGACTTCTCCGGCAGATGTCGATCGATGTAGACATACTTTCCATCGCTCGAAATGCCACCCAAGTATGGAATGTCAAAGCCGAAGCAGAGCATTCGCTCTAGTCGAAGGCGCCGGCCGATGGCGGGGAAGCGGATCAGTAGTGCCCTGAGCTTCGCGAGCGAGCCTGGCTTGTCGTCGAACTTGCTATCACCAGCGCTCATGCGTCATACTTAATGCTATCGACTACCCGCTCAGGCCTGGTAATTGTCACATCTTCTGCCACTGAGTGCTCAGTGATCTCGCGCATGTTTCGAAAGCATTATCTCGACTCGACGCCTTAGCAGGTACAGTTGTATATCTGACCACACGAAATATAGATTGTGCGTGATGAACGCTGGAAATCCTCGTCTGTGAAGCCAAAGACAAACTTTTCCCTGAGGTGTCATGAAATTAACTCCCTGCAAAGCTAGGGTGGAGTTCGATCTTCGGCGCGTTGACTCGCACGCTGTCGCGCTTCGCTCTCTCTGCGCACATCTTGTCGTGCCATAGGAGAATTTGCTCAGCCATTCCAAGTAACACTTGGAGACTATCTCCAGTTGCCATATTGTGCGGCACTATAGTTGATGCGACTTCCAAAGCAAGTGAGACCGTTGCGCGGTCAGAGATGGCGGTCATTTAGCATCTCGCAAGTGGTTTGTCAACTTCACTAGTGCAGCGATGAGAGTTGCTCGATCTGCAACAACTACTGAGCCGGTAATGACACCTTTCGGCTCAATTAGCGGATCGGTTGGCATAATTCGCCCTGTCGGCTTCGGTTGCTCCACATAAAACATCTCGCCAAGTTGCTTATCAAGCCACTTCACGTCTAGACGGCAGATGAGAGAGTCTGTCTGAATCTCATACGTTACGACCATGCGGAACGACGCACGATCAGTTGATTGCTCAATGAGTGGTCCTTGGGTCATTTCGGCGGCTCCAATTGCGGGGTGGTAGTGACTTCGATCAAGGGGGCCTCCTCGCCCCCTGGTGCCCTCGGCGAGACGAAGGAGACGTTCACGGTGACGCCGGCGGCAGCGCCGTTCGCGCCACGCGCAGAACCCTTCGCAGGTGCTACGCTCCTGTCGAAGGCAAACTCCGCGATCTCCTTCAACTCGCGGGTTGTGATCTTCTCCGGCGCTTCTTCCACTCGCTCCTGGAGGACTTCCACCACGCTAGTCCCCAGGACTGCGAGCCGGCTGGCAGCTTCGAGGAACTCCTGATTCCGCACTTCGGCGTAGTGCGCGATTAGCTCCATGAAGGCAGGGTCCTGCGTCTTCAAGCGATATATCGTCGCGACACTGTGGCCAGTGAAACACGCCGCCTCTGCCGGGGCCTTGCCGGCAGCGAGAAGCCTTGCGAGCATATGGTGGGAGTAGCGGAGGGCCTTAAGGACTGGTGCCGGCGCATTCACAGGGACATTGTTAAGCACCTCGATGTCTTCCCTCGTGAGGTCGCGGGAATATTCCATAACGAGTGGAATGTCGCTACGAGTCCCTGCGCCGGCACGAGTTCCTGCGAACGCCTGCAGGGCGATGTCGTCGAGGAGGTCGGGGGCTGGGTCGCTCATTCGAGCAGGCCCTGATATGAGCTATTTGCGCCGCTCATGATAGACGCAGTGATGTTGGCTTGCAAGGTGTTAATCATCGGCTGAAGTATTCGAGCGCAGTAGGCATCCAGTGTTAGCCAATCTGGCTCCACTTCAAGTTGGTCATAGCAAAACGCTGGCCCCCACCACTCCGTATCGAGTGTACGAACTTGCATGAGCGAAGTGGCCCGCACGATGGCCGGAGCAGCAAAGCAAGCTCCTAGTCCTGCTAGGAAGCCGCGGCGACTGGGCAGTAGTAACTCGCTCATTGGTGAATCTGCCGCTTCCGAGCGGGGCGCGGTAGGGCGCCCCGAGCCTTCGCTAGAACTTCTTCAAGACTTGCAAGGAAACAATGGCTTGCTTATCGAACGGACCGATTCCGGTTTGCACACTCACGATAAAGCCCTGCGCGACAGCCTCATCGAGAATCACAAGGATTGGCGCGTAGGCTTCGGCGAGGCGCCGCTTAATGTCGCTCGCGATGTCCTGGTCGGTGCGGAGGGCGCGAAGTGGGAGGCGGGCGACTTCGTCGCTTGGAATGACCAAGGTCTCGTTCATCTTCCCGATATTCCCTTGCCGACTTGGCCAGAAGCACGAACGGCGCTGCCGAGTTCCTGGGCAGTTAGCTCGCCCTTGGCAGCATCCTTTAGGATTGCTTCGGCCGCTAACTTAGCATCATTCCAGGTGCTTTTATCTCCCAGCCCTGGCTCTTTCTTCGCCTTGAGATCATCGAAGGCGCGCTGCAGGAGCCAGAGAGGATCTGGGTGCATTGCGCCGCTCAGGCGATGGCGGGGCTCGGAGTGTAGGACAAGGGCGAAGAGGTCAATCATCTCGACCTTGGCGCCGAGTATCTCGTTCCTGTGGCGTAACTCGCGAATTTCGTCTATCGCCCTTGCGAGAGCGTCTTCCAGTTGGTTGAGTTCTGCCACGGCGGTGCTCCTTCAATGGTTGCGCGACCGTAGCATGGCTTCCGACGCTGTGCAAGCGATCGTAGGCAGGATGGCGGCGCGGTGGGTTAGGGGAGCGAAGCGGGAAGGCGCTGGTGAATGTTCTGCGCACATGCGCAGGCGCGGCCCCGGCGAAAAGGTCACTCGCTAGATTCGCCATTCGGCGGGATGTTAAGATAAGTGGAATGTACAGCTAACTTGTGCCACATGCGTAGTGGTAGCACGATAACGAGCCCTCCCACATTCATCCCTATTCCGCCGCCCTCGGTGACGAAAAGCGAGTCAGCGTAGTAGTCGCCTTCTCGCTCCCGCCAGAGTTCGCGATTGGTGTTGCGGGCAGCACAGTTAGCAGCAACTGACTGAAGGAACTTGTCAGATGCAACCTTTAGCTCTGCTGCCTTGGTAGCAATTTCCTCGTTCGTCATGCGGCTAACTGATCCGTCTCCCTTGCGCTGCCCGAGTCGCCCCCTAGGGCGTCGTAGCGGACTTTGATTTGCTCGGGAATGCCGCAAGGCGAGTAGGCGTAGACCCTGCCGGCTTGCACGAAGGCGACAGTCATCACGACGCCTTGCGTCGTGATAACCCGTTGACCGGAATGGACATTCGGGGTGTTCATGGAAACCTCCTATTGGTTGCCCATCATGTAACACGCCAGGGCCGCGTTGTCAATGGGACTTCGCCCGCGAGCTTGGCACGTGGGCTTAATGAAATCCCGATTGTATTAATGCGATCCTAGCCCAGCCCTTCCCACGGTCCGCCTCTGGCCAGTACCCCCGGCTTCGCCACTTGGATGGTAGCAGGGCTATTATGCCCTGCTTAGTTCCACTAGCTCGCGCGCATATCGATGTGCTTCGCTGTTATCCGTTGTGCGCTTCACCACTGACCAACCGCGCCGCGTATACGCGGTGACAGTATACTCCTCAGTGCTTCGATCGAACTCTACCCGAACTCGAAAGCCGTCCATTGTCCGTGCCATGTTATTCGCTCCTCTATCCGTTCCAACACATGCACTATAGCACAGGCTTTGCGGCTTGTCAACTCCTATTTTGCCCTTCGAGCGTTGCAAGGGCGAATGTAGTGGGCGTACAATGGCCGGCGATATGCGACCCGTATGTGCCGCGAACCTACCATTTGCAAAGCGGGGCTCTCGCCCTGCCGACCCACTATTGGATTTACAAGTGTGGGCTTGCGGCGGCGAAGCCGCCTCGCTCCCCCGCGTAAACGGCGCTCCTTTTTCTAGTACTGCTCTCTATATTCTCTCTCAGTTAGAAGGGTAGGGGAGCGGGACATGGCGCGCGGCGGCGGACCCACTATTGTAAATCCATAGGTGGGCCGGCGCCCACGTGGGACGCCTTTCAACAGGGTATGCTTCCGGGACATTGCCGGGTGTTGTACGCCCGCGACATGCGCAGAGGACTCGGCACAACGCGCATCGAGTCCTCTGCAAGGCGTTGCCTGCGTTCCTAGCAGGCCTCCGCGATCATGCGCCCGGCACATTCCGGGCCGAACCCGCTCGCGATAGACTCGGGCACGGTCAACTTGCGCGCGCATCGGCCGCATTTGCCCTCGTGCCAGACTTCCAACGTGTCGGGCAATTCGCCACGCGACAGCATCATGAACGCCCAGGCGAACGCCTTGCACGACGCGGCATCTCGCGCCACGCGCGCTTTCGCGCCACCGTGGAAGTAAACGCCGCGTTTCACATACCCAATGTACGCGTATTGCGACTCGTTGTCGGGACCATTCAAGAGTCCGACAAAATGCACCGCACCGTCATCCGACGCGCGGACCCTGTACGTGAACCGCGCCTGCGTGCGCGTCGATACGAGTGTAACCGTGGCGTTACCGGCCATCATGAAGCCGAGCGCGGCTTCGGCCGAGTCGAATTGCCCGTTGCGCGCCACCGGCGCACGCGGCGCAGCTACCGGGATAACCTCCAGCGCTGCAAAGATTTCGCTTAGTGCGTCCATGTCCATGTCTCCTTGTTCCAACAAGCGCGACAATACCACACTGCGGCGCAAGTGTCAAGCCCTATTCGCCATCGCTCGGCGAATAATCGGCATACTTGCTACTAATGCCTGCCCACGGATGACACGCCGCATCGGCGCAGATGCAGCCAAAGTACACGGTCTCGCCCGTTGGCACGTGTTCGAGCACGACCGTATGCGATAGGTCCGTGTTCCCACAGCAGTCACACTGCAACACCTCGTCTGTTGTGCCCAAGCGGCGGAATAGCGGCATCACACTTTCTCCTTCCGCACCGTTTCGCGCAACACCAGCCAACCGAAACTCGCCCAACGGGCATTGGTTGGCGAGTTAAGATGCGAGCGCAATTGAACCTTGCGCGGCTCGTGCCTATTATCTCGGTCATACTCAAGACCGCTGACACTTTCCGAGTCAATCGGATAACAGGCATCATACCGCAACATATCGAGCGGAAATGTGCCATGTCCAATTACAGTGAAGGTCCACTTGTATTGCATCGGTCTTTGCTCCTTCAATCTAGCCAGCATCATAGCACAACCCCGCATACATGTCAACCCCGCGCGGCTCCGCGCGTCCAGTCATCATGCAAATAATCCGTTAGGCACGATACCATCGCCTCGGCAATCGCCACGTGGTTATCCTGCCCCCTTGTCAGTCATTTCCCATATGAAATGCACACCATCCTCGGCCATTACCGTAATGGTTTCATTTGCGCGCAGCACTGTCCACTGATTCGGATCGTAAGTGCAAAGCCGAGCGCCGTCGCTATCGGTGCGACATACAGTAAATTGCCAATGAAGCAGTCTCCTATTTGCTATCGAGCATAGTAGCACATTGCCGACGTTGTGTCAACCCACAAATTGCACAAATTTTGTGCATCTTCGCCCCACATTACCTCTTGACAACCCCGCGCATATGTGCTATGATATGCGTTAATCGTTAGGAGCACAATCCATGACGACCGTATCTGTCACCATTACCGACGAGGCCATGCGCGCGATCCGCGCCGCGTCCACCAATGGCTTCAATCAGACCGGGACGCGCGCCGCGGACGGTTCCGGCGTGTGGAACGTCCCTTTGCACGTCGATACCCTTTCCCGCATCCATGACGCGCGCATGGCCGGCGAAACCCTATCGGACACTATTATCCGAGTCGTTTCCCTTGCCCAACATGCCGGCCGCACGCAGTAACATTTCGTGATCGCCCATCGGCGAATTGAGCTTGCCTTCCCTTCGAACTCGTGCTATAAAGGGCGTGTTGAACGGAACCGGGCAATACCGCCCAACAGAACAAAGGAACATTCCCAATGTCCGAAGACAGTACCCTCACCTATGACAAATGGTCGGTCAATGCGAATGACCTTCCCGCGAAGGCTATCGCCTATCTCCTCCACAACGGCTTCACGCAGAGCATGACCGATGCTGCGGCCTTCACGAAGGAGCAGAAAGCCGGCAAGACCGAGCAGCAAGTGAAGGACATGGCCACCGAGGCGCGCGATAAGCGCTTTCAAGCCATCCTCGCCGGCAGCGTCGGCATTCGTGTCGGCGGCCCAAGGCTCGACCCCGTGTCCCGCGCGAGCAACGACATTGTGGACGAGCGCCTTGCCGCCATCTGCAAGGCCCGCAACGTCGCCATGCCCAAGGGCGACGTTCTCAAGTCCGCCCGCGCGAAGATCATGGCGAAATTCGGCGCGGAGATCAAGTCGGAAGCCGAGGCCCGCGTCGCGAAGACCCAGGAGTCCGTGGCCGAGCTGGAGGGCCTGTTCGACGAGCCCGAGACCGAAGGGCAGGCTGCAGCGTAGTAGCCTACCATCGAGACGATAGGGCGCGCAAATGCGCCCTGTTGCCTTCGCCCATTGCATCCCGCGCGGTGCAAGGAGCCGAGGCAACAAAGCACAGGAAACATAAGGAGGGCACTTTGGCTACTCAATCGAAGATGAAAGGCCGCAAGGGCAAGATAGGAAAGAAGAAAGGCTGGATTGCGGCTTACTATGCTTCCTGCCGACCGCTTTTCAATAAGGCAAGGCGACTTGTGAAGCATGTTCGGCGATATGGTCCTTACGATGCTTCCGCAAATGAAGCGCTCGCGGTCGCAATCGCTGGAATGCCGCGCCACATGTCAAAGCAATTTGACTAAGCACCAGAGTGCAGGAAACATAATGAGGAAACAAAAGGCGCGTCCTGTATGCCCATCACTCAGCAACGCATGATCGCCCTTGTCCGCGCGGCGGACAGCCTCGCCAGCAAGTTGGAAACCCTGCGTGGGGCAGTGGGCAAAGTCATGCTCGCCCAGGACACGGAAAGCGCACTGGCAAATCTCGCCGTTGTTGCGCCGTTCTGCGCACCCACTACCAGCGACTTGGAAACGATCATAAGCGAGCGAGTGCATTTCAAGCACTGTGAGCATCGGAACAATCGCTCCCGAGCGCGGATGCGCGCGGCGCGTGGAAACGCAAACGCAAACGACCAGCAGTACTTGGAACTATCGCCAGCGGAAGCGCAAATCTCGCTCAGCGAACTGGATAAGGAACTTGATGGAGAACTGGAATTGAGTACCATAACGCCTGCAAATGGAACATAACGAAAATTATGTGTGACGGGCCTATTGACACACACGCGCGCATATGCTATTGTGTGCCTACCGTGTCCTATCGCCAACCTAACCGGAACGGATACCTCGCACGACCCATTGACGGTTTCGCAACACACGGCGCGGCGCATGCCCGCACAACCGGAACCGCGTCACTGGCAGGATTGACAGAGGACCAAGGGCTTCACGTTCGCCCGCACCGCGTTAGGTTGGCGCTAGGACATTCGGCGGAACGCACCGCACCGTTAAACTCCGGCCCTACGCACCGGAGGCCCGCAAGGCCCTTGTGGCTGATCCTGGCGAGGAGCGGGCACCATTTAGGGAGCGCGCGGGTTTTGCGTCGCGAACCCTGAACCCCGGCAGCGTGACGCCCCTTGCGCTGCCGGGGGACCATTCGCAAGGGGCGCAGTTTCGCAAGGGGCCTTGCAATGCAACAGAACACACTATGTGCTCGATCGAGCACCCTACTCGCGCCGCAGTTGGATTACATCCTCGTTGACGGAAGCTCCTCAATGCAGGATAAGTGGTGGAACACCCTCGCCGCCCTGGATAACTTCACTTCCGTGCTGCGCAGTGCGAATATCGCCTCGCATGGAATAGTCAGTGTGTTCTCCGGCCGCGACTTGCAAATGATCCAGCGGGACGACGTTATCGCCAAGTGGCACACATTCGCTGCCGCTCCACTCGCTTCCACGTGGCACGATACGCCCTTGTATGACGCAGTTAACCTAATGGGCCGGCACCTTCGAGATCTCGCCCCTTCCCGCTGCAGCATTGTCATCGTAACCGACGGCGAGGAGAACGCTTCCCAGACCTCCGCCACGCAAGCGAAAAGCATCCTCGACTGGTGCCGCGCGCAGGGCTGGACCGTGACATTCCTGGGCGCCGACTTCGACAACACGACGCAAGCACGTTTGCTAGGCGCAAACGCCAGCAATTCCCTAGGGGTTCGCCGCGAGCTACTCCGCGAAGCCGGCACACTGCTCGGCAAGAAGCGAATAGCTTGGCACGGCGACGGCGAAATCACATTCAGCGATGGTGAGCGGGCAAAGTTCGGCGGATACTTGGGGCACGCGCAATGAGCGGGGCAACAGCAGCAGAACTTCCGAAGCAGGACCTTCTTGCGAAGCTCCTCGCCATGACGACTTCGCCCAATGATGGCGAGGCCCTATGCGCAATGCGCAAAGCCAACGCTCTGCTCCTCGCCGCCGGGTGGACTTGGGAGCGCTTGATCCAGGGGAAGATTAGGGTTCTCGAGGACCCCTTCAAGAGCATAGTCGAACCCGCTATCCGGCCGGCTGAGGAAATGAAGCGAGCCACCACGCCGGCGCAACAGCAGCCGTACTCCTACAACCCCGCGCCACGCCGCCCTCGCGCGCCATACAATCCTGCGAAGCGCAGAGTACCGAAGACAACCCTGGCCGATCTCGGCTTGGATGCGTAAGGGGAGCGCAATGACACAAGTCACCATTTCCTCCCTGCGCTTCGTCGCGCCATCGCCGAGTCTCCTGTTCCTCGTCGGCTGGCCCATCTCGCTCATATTCGCGCAGGAGTTCGGCTGGCGAGTGTGCGTGCGCGACGTGCCAACGGCAGGGCAGTACGCTTCGCGAGACGAAGCGGCAAACGCACTCGCAATGGCGATGGGAGTAGCGCAGTGAGCACCCGCATCGTAATGGACGTATGGAGCGGAAAATGGCTCGCAAGAGCACGTCGCGCGCTTCATTCGTTCACTTGAAGACGCCTTCATTCTGTCTCGCAGTGAATTGCGTGCAGGAAATCTTGTGAATTCGCGCAGCGAAGCTGCTTGGGGCACATACGAAGAGTTCGATAACAGAGGGGCAAAGTTGCAATGAGCGAGATCTATCCAATTCCCAAGTTCGCCGCCTACATCTGGCTAACGGGAGATTCGCTCGCAATCGGGCTTCCTCCCGGCGACGAGGCTGAGCGCGGGCATACAGTGCTCATTCCATTGGCAAAGCTATCCGCCCTTCGCCCCATTGGCGACTGGGAGCACGATCATGGTACAGTGGACTTGTCTCGCTACGCCGCGACAGTGGGCTTCACAACACTAATTGACTTGCTGCGTGAACGCGAGCGTGTCGGCCGTGTGTCACCGCGCCTGGGCGAGCGAAGCGAACCTACCCAGTATAACATCGACGCCCTGCTGCGCCACGTCACAAAGTATAACTCGCGAGGAGAAGTAGCAGCGACGACCTTGGAAGATCTCGGTCTTGGGGAGGACTTCTGATGGCCTTCGCGAATGCACCGAACAGCAAGATCATCCTCGAACGTGCAATGGCGCTCCTCGCCACATTCCACGAAACTGACACGAATGAGCATGTGGGCAACTCGCTCCTATTCGCCCTCGTCGTGCATAGCCTCACGGCCCGCGACAAGCGAATGACCCTCTGCGAGCACTTCGATGGCCTACGGGAGAAGTACGCGAAGCTATTCAAGCTAGTCCAGGCCACTGGCCTAGAGCAAGATTACGAAGTATACTTGCAGGGCCAGCGTAGGGAGGAAGTCAGATGACTAAAGTTTCCGCACCCCTCGTCGGTATGCACTTCAGGCCCCCAGCGAAGGCGATCTTGCAGCACCTCCCTGCTGACTGTCCCCTGCAAGTCGTCCCGGAGCCGGACAACGCACATGACGAACACGCGTTGCAAGTGTTCGTAAAGAGCGCGGATATTCCCGCAAGCCAGCACGAAGACCTCGCCTCTGCCGCGCAGCTATTCGGCCACAGCATCGAGGACATTCTTGCACAGGAGCAATGGCACCTCGGATACGTGAAGGCTACTGAGGCCCTGCACTTGCAACCGCGTATCATGCAACTCGCCGCAGACACGAACACAGACGAGATATGTGTTCCGGCGACCCTCACATTCGGCGCTAGCGGCAAGCCGCTTGTGACAATGGAGCTTCCATGACGCAGGAACTCGAAGGCGCCGCTGGCGCCACGTCCCCTCGCCCAAGTCTCACCGAGCATGTTCAGCGCGCGGTGGAGGGCACGCGACTATTGCAAGAAGATAACTCGCGGCTTCGCGAGGACCTTGACCGGGCGAATGCCAGCCTTGCAATGGAGCAAACCAAGAACGAGCAACTCGCAGGGCACTTGGCCAAGTGCGAGGCCCTCCGCGACCATTACATGCGACGGGCAGTGGAACTCGAAGTCGTCCTTACGACCCTGCAGTGCCTCGTAATGGAAGCGGTGACGAATGGGAAGGCTGGGGAGTTCCGGGGAAGCGGGCAGCGGCAGAAGACAAAGCTCGAAGAGCTTGCTATCAGTTCGTCGCCGCCGCCTCTTACTGCCGATAGCAGGGCGCTCAGTAGCCTCGTCGCAAAGATCGGGCAGGGCGCGGGGCAGTTGAAGCCATAAGGAGGAACTAGGAAAATGAAGAACTTCACTCCGCTGAAGCCATGATAACTCGCACGCTCCGCAACGGCATTACTCGCACATATTATCCGTGGTCGGAAGCGGAAGTAATCCGCCGCAGACTTCGAGTCTCCGGAGCTTCGCTATCCAAGCTCCTTGGATGGAATCCAGCTATGTGGTCAGACTGGAAGCGGATAGGCTTCATACCTTCCCCTGTCATGATTTCGTTAAAATTCCTCGCCCGCTCAAAGCAACTCATTCCAAGCAGCATGCTGCAAGACGACTCAAACCGATGGGGAATAGGAGCAATCCCCGTTGGCCACTTCAAGTGGATCGAGACCACTGCCCTACGCAAAGCCCGCCGCGCTGTTGGTCGCTTCCACGACAGAAACGCAGGAAGGTTCTCCATGAAGACCTTCAAGGGCGGAATCATGATCTATAGGCATTCATAATGCGAGTCACGATCTCCTTGCAAGTGCCGAAGTCCTATTCGCACCTTTCCGCGAAGCAGGTGCAATTCTTACTGAAGCGTGCCATTGAACACGACAGGTTCTGGCAACGGCAGTTCCTGCGACGAGGGAAGGACCAACCATTTCAGCGAACTAGGGTACTTGTAAGTGGGGACACTGTGGCAGACTTGAGGGCACGATAAATGACCTCTTTCACTCCCACCGCCGAGCAGCAAGCCATCGTGAGCGCTGCGACAGGAAGCAAGACTTCCCTCATGATCCAAGCCTTCGCTGGTTGCTCGAAGACGACGACCTTAGAGCTTGTGGCTCGGGCACTTCCCAGCGACCTGCCAATTCTCTACATCGTTTTCAATTTGAAGAACAAGAAAGAGGCCGAGGCCAGATTCCCTCCCAATGTCGTAGTGAAAACCATCAACGGCCTCGGCCACGGCGCCTGGGCCAAAGCCATCGGCAAGCGGCTCACATTGGATGACCGCAAGCTCGGGAAGCTCGTCACGGCCATTGCGAAGGAGCGCGGCTTCAACCCTTCCACTGACCAATGGTCGGGCATCCGCGAGCTGGTAACGAAAGCCATGCAAGTCGGGCTCGTTCCTAGCAACTACTCCCAAAGGGGCCTAGTAGAGGACACCCAGGAAACGTGGAACGATCTCGCGGACTCCTGCGGGGTATTTGAGCAAGTGGAAGTCCTGACAAGCATTGCGAGGGAGGTCCTCGACGCGAGCATTAAGCAGGGGTTCTCGGGTATTATTAGCTTTGACGACCAGATATACCTCAGCGTTTTGTTCCACGGAGTCTTCCCTCGGTTTCCACTTGTCCTTGTGGACGAGGCCCAGGACCAAAGTATGCTCAACATCAAGATGATTTCCCGCACGGCGGCAGACCGCTTAATCGTCGTGGGAGATGACAAGCAAGCGTGTTACCTGTGGCGCGGGGCAGCAGGAGACGCGATGAAGCAACTTCGGGTGCTTCGTGCCGAGTGGATCGACCTCCCACTTGCGACTACATTCCGCTGCCCCAAGGTCGTCGTCGCGCGGCAGCAGAAGCACGCACCGGGATTCAAGGCATGGGAGCAGTGTAAGGACGGTGAGCACATTCGGTTTCCAAAGAAACCACCGCAAGATGCCCCTGACGAGCAGCCCCATTGGATTTGGACAGATGTTCCAAACGGCGGAACGGCTGCCGTTATCTGCCGCAATAACGCGCCGATCCTCTCGCTCGCCTTCAAGCTCCTCGCGCAGGGCACGGCAGTCGTTATGCTCGGCCGGGACATCGGGAAGGGGCTAGTGGCACTTAGCAAGAAACTCCTGCCGCGCGATGACTTGCAGCGCGATCAGTGTGCCGCACTGATCGAAGATTGGCGCAACAAGGAAGTCGCGTTCGCGAATGCCAACGGGCAAGAGCGGAAGGCCGAAGGGATCAACGACAGGGCTGACTGCCTTCTCGCCGTGCTCGGAAGTGAGGGCGTGCAGCATAGCGGCGATCTGCGAAGCAAGCTCGAAGCCCTCTTCGCTCGCGAGAACGGCAAAGTGACCCTCTCTAGCATCCATCGCGCAAAGGGCCTCGAATGGGATACCATTGTCCACTTGGACCCTTGGCGCATCCCTTCGAAGTATGCGAAGCGCGACCCGGCGCAGCTCGTGCAAGAGTGGAACTTGAAATATGTCGCGGAGACTAGAACAAAACATACTTTAATAGAAGCTTGTTTAGAGGATTTTCAGTAACACTTGCCCGAAAGATGCGAGACCCGTTCGAAGCACACGCTGATCGAGGCTAACCTGGAGGACTTCGCATGAACGATGCACGAAGGAAGGCGCTTACACAGGCGCAGAAGCTCATAAGCGAAGCGCAATCCGTTGTCGAGGCTGCTCGCGACGAAGAACAGGACGCTTTCGACAACAAGCCAGAGCCGCTGCAAGGAAGCGAAAAGGGCGAGGCTGCAGAAACGGCCATTACTAGCCTCGAAGAGGCAGCAAATTCGCTCGAAGAGGCAATCGGCGCAATCGACGTGGCTTGCGAATGAGGCTCCTTCTCGCCCTTTCCCTCGCCGCTTCCGTCGCCTTCAATTGGCTCGCCATCGGCGCGTGGTACGTGGAGTACGAAAGCGCTCTACGCTGGCAGAGCCTTGCAAGGGAGCAAGACGACGTGACTACGCAGCAGGACGAAGTAGTTCGAAAGGCCAGCGCTGCGCTGTCGCAGTGCATGGAACTCTACATCCAGGCGAGGTAAGGGCACTCGCTACAACCCAGGCTTGTTAGACAAGCAGGAGGCAGGAAATGCAAACCATCTTCTTCCAGAACCCAGGTGAGATTGATCCGCGCGTGATAACTACCATGGGCGTGAACGTGAAGCCAGGCGCGGCCGCCAGCGGCCCAATTGGCTACTTCGGCACCGGGCTCAAGTACGCCATCGCAGTGCTGCTTCGCAATGAGCAAGAAGTCGAAGTTTGGAGCGGCCTTACGAAGTACTCCTTCTCCCTCGCTCCGCAGGACATAAGGGGGAAGTGGTTCAACCTAGTCGCTATGGCGAAGGACGGCGGCTCGCCCCGCTCCCTCGGCTTCACATCTGACCTCGGCAAGAACTGGACCGTGGAGAACGCCTACAGGGAGCTTCACTCCAACTCGCTCGACGAGTGCGGTGAGCCGGGGCAGGAGGGCGAGCCGGCGCCGAGGGCAGGGCGAACTTGCATCGTGGTGCGAGGTGGAGCCTTCGCAAAGGCTCATCGAGAGCGCTTCAGTTTCCTTCTTGATCCCTCGCGAGTGAAACTCTTCAACGATGGCACTGTGGAAGTCTTCGCCGGGCAGAGCAGCAAGGTATTCTACAAGGGAATAGCTGCGATGCAACTCCCCGAGGACTGCCCCTCGTCCTACACATATAACTTGCTCGGTAAGCAGCGACTCACCGAGGATCGCACGTTCGAATCGTGTTGGTCCATTCAAGAACAAATCTCCAGGTGTCTTTGTACCGCTGCACCCGAGGGCGTCCTGGAAACGGTCTTCACTTCCAAGTCTGTGATGGAAGCGAACCTCTCCTACGGCTTCGCGAAGCCGAGCGAGCAGGCACTCGACACGATTGAGAAGATTATGAAGGAGCGCCCATTGGCGCTCCTTGACAACGTGCGAAGCGTGTATTTTCGCAATCGTTCGAAGGAAGTGAAGCGCGAGGAGGCGCAGCTAAGTAGTGAGCAAAAGGCGGCCCTTGCAGACGCCATGAGGTTTTGCGAATCCATCGGCTTCCACATTTCGCAGTACCCAGTGAAGTACTGCCAGAGCCTTGGCGAGCGCGTCATCGCCCTAGCAGACCAGGGAACGATTTGGCTCTCCCGAAGGGCGTTCGACGAGAGCCTTCTCGTGGAGAGCCTCCTTGAGGAGTTCATCCACCTGCGCAATCGCGTCGCGGACGAGACGCGGCAAATGCAGAATGTGCTCTTCGCGGAGATCATTCGCCTCGGTCGGCAGACCAGAGGCCTTCCGCCATTGGGCAGACAGCCCCCGCGCATTCTTCTGAACGACGAAATTCCCTTCTAGAGGAGTTCCTGCAAGATGCACTACTCCAAAGTCTCCCCTGGCCTCTGGATCATCCAGACCCACGGCACAGTGGGCCGCATGGGTTGCATCTCGCGCGTGTTCCTCGACCACACCTGCGAGGTGCAATTCGGCACGGACGGACCATTCGTAGTGCTCCGCTCTCGCTCCTTCCGCCCTGCTACGAAGGAAGAGAAGAAAGCCTTCGGAACTAGCAACTACGGCGTCGTGGAGCCACAGGAATGGAGTGCTGCCAATGCGCTACCACGCACCTGAACGACCACAGTACGGAAGTGATCTTGCGAGCGCATTACGTATCATTGGCCCCGCCGGCCCGCTCGGCGCGTTGCCTATACTGAACATGGAGCCGAATGAGGACGGAACTTGGTGGATCAGGGTCCACTTGCAAGTAAGCACCTCAACGTTTCGGGAGTACACTTGCTGCATTAGTGCCATCAGAGAGTTTATGCAGTTGTGGTTACAGGACCCAGAAGCGGTCCTGAAAGACTTCTTCCACTACGACTTCTCGATGGCCCCCGCCAGGGCACCAAGGGGCACGCAAGGGCACTCGCAAGAGCACTCTGCTACAACACTGGAGGACCTCGGACTCGGCCCGTAGGGCCGGCCCCGCCGGCCCACAATTGGAAGTACAATTGTGTGTTGCGGCGCATTGCGCCACCCGCCCCATTGACACACTACGCCTGACCCTTTATACTGCCCCACAACGAAAGGACCATTCATGGAACCCGCCGCCAAGCCCGCCGCCGCTTCGACCCTTGAGCTTGTGATCCACGGCATATCCTTCCAAGCACCGCAGCCCTTCAGCGAAGGACACAGATGCTCCGCAGGGGAGGCCGCGGTGCTCAACGGCATCCTCGCCGAGAATCTCAAGTCGAACTTCAGCAAGAAGATCAAGGACAAAGACATCTCGGTAGAGGAAGCGCAGAAGCAATTCGCGGCCTACGCTGCCTCTTACGTCCTCTCCCCTCGCCCTTCCATCGATCCCACCGACCGTGCGGCCTTGCGCATAGCCGGCGACCTCGTGAAGGAAGCGCTGAATGCGAAGGGGCAGAAGCCGGGGGACCTCGCAGACGGACTGTGGGAGAAGTATGTCGCAGTGGTCGCGGCGAAGCCCAACGTGCGCGCAGAGGCGAAGCGCAGAGTGGAGGCTACGAAGTCTATCGTCTCGCAGACACTCGACCTCGACGGTATTGGCGGCTAACGCCGCCAGAGAACTATGACTACATTCGCTCGCCGCCTTGCTGTGTAGTAGGAGGACTGTGGAAGCTGGCGGCCGTACGCTTCCCTGGCCACAATAACAGAGGAACTAAAGAAGTTGGCTTCCGCCCCCAATCCGCAGTACGTTGAACTCCTCTATCGCGCCCTCGCCGCGCCCATCGGCATTGCAGTGTTGTGCAGTGATGCGACAAGGGCTCGGAATAGCCTCTACGTTGCGCGAGCGAAGCTTGCCGACCCGTTGCTCGATCGTTTGCAAGTTCGCGTGAACCCACTGCTGCCCGCGAAGGAACTTTGGCTTATCAAGACGCCAGAGGCGCCAAAGGCGCCGCCGAAGCCTGCGAAGTTCGATTTGAGTCTAATCTAGGAACTGTCTGCTATGAAACTCTGGCTTCTTCGATCAATTGAGAATCCATTCGCATTTCCAGACAACAAGTCTGGCGGAAATTGTGGCAGCAAGAATGAAGTTCGCTCTGGCCAGCGTGTCATATACACGATTGATGGTCGCCACGCAATGCTTGACGAATGCTTGCAAGACGGAGATGCCTTCGTGACCTGGAACGACGGAACATTCGGCACGGTTAAGTGGAGCCACTTAATTCCTGCGGAGCCGAAATGATCGCTCGCAACACCAACGCTGACTTGCGCCGTCGGCACATCTGGATGGACGACGACGATTGGCAGTGGATTCATGAGACCTTCGGCCCGAGGAACATGAAGCCAAGCGAAGTCATTCGACTTATCCTTCGGAAATATCGCCAGGGCGTAGAGGCCAAGGCAGCAGCCCTTGCCCATCGCCCTGCCGTGGAGCCTCACATCGATGGCTAAAGGGGACCAGGAAGCTGAGCGCCGAAGGCTGCAGATTGCAGAAGGGAGGCTTCGAGTTGAAAATGGGCTTCTCCCTGCGCGAGTTGCTATTCCTACAGGCTGCACTTCGGATGATGCGAGCAAGGATTCGCTCCTCGCCGAGCATACAGAAGGAACTCCTTCTACTTGACAATAGACTAACTCGTCTGCGAGCATTCTCCAATGGCCCCTCCGCCGCACCACAGAGCGAATCCGAAGAGTCGTAAGTTTAGCCTAAAGGCGCGAACGGCCAAAGGCCGGGCGAAGAAGCACGGCGATTTCCGCGAGTTATCCATCTACCTCACTACTCCGCAACTAGAACTCCTGCGAGAGCGAGCAGAGCAGAATGACAACTCCCTCAGTGCCCAAGTCCGAAGCGACATCGAGCGCGCCAGCCAGCAGTGGTGTGCCTTCGCCCCTCGCTGAAGCCGACGCGCAGTCGCTCGAAGTCCTAATGTCCCGCGATCCTTTCGAGATGATTGTCGAGGACGACTCGGAAGTCGCTTCGGCGCGCGAAGCGCGGAACTTCCCCACTATCGTTGCAGCACTTCGCCGGCAGCGCGAGGCTTGGAAGCGCGCCGAAGCGACAGGTGCGACTAAAGCGCCAAAAGCAGCTAAGGCGAAGGTTACCACGAGCCTTGAAGACCTCGGATTAGAGTAAGATGACTGAACAAGTCAAGACATGTCCTTTTTGTGGCACAGCCGCTGCTTTCTTGAAGAAGGAAAGCGCGAGAGCTGCGGAAGGCGAAGCACCGATGAGAGCACTGGGCTGTAACAATGAAGGCTGTAGCATACGTCCGCAGACGCCCTGGCGCGATACACAGCAATGGAAGCAAGGAGTTGGTTATTACGACGTAAGCTATGACAAAGTTGCAATTTCTGAATGGAACCGCCGCCTTGCAGACCTTTGAAACCAACAGCGCATTCTCCAAGGTGCAGCCAAACTTGCAACTCGCCTGGGATAGCACCAGCAGTGGGCTACTCAAAACCTGCCCACGCCTCTACCAGTACGCCATTATCGAGGGCTATGAGTCCCGCATTCGAAACGTCCACTTGCACTTCGGCATTCTCATGCACGAGGCGAAGGAAACCTACGACAAAGCGCGGGCACGTAGTGCCCCTCACGACGCAGCAGTAGTGGAAGCACTTCGCCACATCATGTGCTCGACTTGGAACAAGGATCTAAATCGGCCCTGGGCCAGCGAGGACAAGCACAAGAATAGGGAAACGCTAATCCGAACGGTTGTCTGGTACTTCGAGGAGTACAAAGACGATCCCATTCACACTGTCGTCTTCCCCGACGGAAGGCCAGCTGTTGAGCTGAGTTTCTCCTTCAACACAGACTACTTCGCCGGGACAGGGGAACGTTTCCTGCTCGCCGGCCACATAGACCGGATAGGAGAACTTGGCTCACAAACCTTCGTCTGTGACGTGAAGACAAGCAAGTACCAACTCGATGAACGATGGTTCGCGCAATTCACTCCGCATAACCAGTTCACAATCTACACCATCGCCACGAAAGTCGTCTACGCCTTGCCGGCGCACGGACTCATAGTCGATGGCATCCAAGTCGCCATGACGTTCTCTCGCTTCGAGCGCCGGCCGGTGTATCGTAGCGAAGCACAACTGGAGGAATGGTACAAGGGCTTCGGCGTGCTCGTGAAGCAGGCAGAGCAGTACGCGAAGGACAACTATTGGCCAATGAACGAGACATCGTGTGATAAATTCGCCGGATGCCAGTTTCGCAGGATATGCAGTCATTCACCACAGGTGCGAGAACAGTGGCTGAAGAGCGACTTCATAAAGCGCACTTGGAATCCACTCGCGGTGCGAGGAGATGTGTAATGGGCAACGGTATAATCCTGTGGAAGTCACAGAAGTCCAGCCTTGCGAGTCCTCCCCCGCGCATTTCGCCGTATGATCGCTCTGGTGACGCGAAGCGGAAGCGAAGGGTGAAGATTACGCTGCCGAAGTTGAAGTGCTTGGAAGAGGATACCTCGCCTAAATGACCAACATCGCGCAGCACCAGAGCGCCCAGACTACAAAGTTGCTCCTCATAGGTCACTCAGGTTCCGGAAAAACTGGGGCCTTGGCAAGCCTCGCCGCAGCGGGTTACAAGCTTCGCATCCTTGATTTCGACAACGGCCTCGACATCTTGAAGAACTACGTGACAGACGCACAGTCGCCATATGTTAAGCAGGCACCCAATTGTGCGGAGAACATCGACTACATCACCTGCACCGATAAGATGCGGAACATCGCCGGAAATATATCCTGCCAGAAGGCAGAGGCTTGGCAAAGGGCAACGGAAGCGCTAGTGCACTGGAAGTACAAGCAGGGGGAAGTCGCCGTTGACCTTGGCAAGATCACCGATTGGGGGCCAGACACCATTCTATGCGTTGACTCCCTTTCAATGGCAGCCACAGCGGCCCTGAACTTCCACCTGCAAATGAATGGTAAGCTCGGACAGGCAAGGACGCAGAACGAGGGGAGAAGGGACATCGGGGCTACGCAGGGGCATCTTCGGAAGTTGCTCGAACTCCTGTACGACGACAGCATTAAGTGCAACATCATCGTGAACTCCCACATAACTATGGTGACGGAGAGTGGCCTTGGTCCACAGAGCGAAGAGTTCAAAGCGGAAGGTGGAAGCGAAACTCCAAAAGGCTTCCCTAGTGCTATCGGTCGCGCACTCAGCCCCATCATTCCACGATTCTTTAATTCCGTACTGTTTGTCGATACTGCAGGAAGCGGGGCTTCTGCGAAACACAAGATTTACACCCGATCCCAGGGGGCCATCTTGGTCAAAACTACTGCGCCCTTGCGCGTCAAGAACGAATATGACCTTTCAGACGGACTAGCGCAGTACTTCGCCGCCGTGAGGGCACAAGCATGACAGAGTATACTTTTGCAACGAGTGTCAGCGGCACGATTTGCACAACAAGTCCGTCGATGACGTATCTCAATACAAGCCCGATAGCTGTTCAAACTCCTCAACAAGGAAACCCCCAAATGTCTCGCGATCCAGATCTTGCCTGGAGCTTCATCCAGTTCGCCTTCGCTTGCATCCTATTCGCAGTAGCGGCCGGCATCGTTACTGCCGCACGCATTTTCTACAACTACTCTGCCGAAGAATGGGCCGCGACTCGCGCGAGTACGAAGCGTGAGAAGTGGCTGGCAAAGGAAACGAGGCAACGAGTTAAGGCAAAGAGAGCGAAGTAAGGGTATGAAGTACCGTACTCCCGCCCCCATTCCATCCTGAGATGGAATATCACGAAGCAACCAACCAGGAGCACCTACCAATGACAGTTGACTTCAAAGCCCTTCTCGCGAAGCCACTTGACGATGTGAAACGCCCTCCCGCACCGCCTGCCGGCACGTACTTCGGCATCATAAGGGCGTTCAAGTTCCAGGAGTCCGCGTGGACCAACAACGATACCGGGGACAAGGACGCCCAAGTCCGCTACACCATCAACAACATCGAGGCAGGGGAAGCGATCCTCGCCGATGCCTCGCTGCTCGAAGGAATCGACCTCACAAAGAGGCAATTCAACTGCGATTTGCCCCTTTCTGGCGGCAACGAGTGGGTTACGAAGACCTTCCTCGACTCCCTCGGCATCGCTACCAGCGGCAAAGGTTTCGGCGAAACCTGCCCGGAGGCTATCGGCCACGCTGTGATGTTCGACGTAACCCATCGGCTCAACAAGAACGACCCCGCTGCGCCGCCGTTCACCGACGTGAGGAACCTTCGCAAGAGGCCTGAGTAGCAGTTGTGCCGTGGCAGGAAGCAGCAAACTTTACTTGTGGATTGGACAAGTATGGTCGTGTCTCCATCCAGCACGTACCTTGGAGAGCTAGCCTGCGCCCCGCTGACCCCGAGGGCAAATGCGGTTACAGAATATCGGGGAGAGAAAATCCGCGAGTCGGGTAGCGCCGACCGGCACTTTGCAAATTGCAGGAACGAGAGCCGGTCCTGGGCCGTAATTGTTCCTGCCCCGAGGGTGGTGCGGTTCAACTCCGCCTCGCTGGCCGAGATCGGGTGAGAAGTTAGGGTTCAAATCCCTGGCAGCGGCGCGCCGCTTGCATCATTGCCACCGTGAGGGTGGGGCCAGAGGCCAGGGTAGAGGTCGTTGTACGCTACCCTGGCCTCAAATCCGCAGGAACTTGGAAAATGGCACCGTACATATTACTTTACGACATAGAAGAAGATGCCTTTTTCCAGTGCGAAATTGATGAGGGATCTGCGCGGAAAGCTAGAGCGGCTGGGCCATTCAGCAATTCAGTGATTGACATTAGAGAAACTCCATTTCCCAATATCAAGATCAGGTCGAGGTATCGCTCAGTGCGAATGAGGAGTCTTCCTGATGCTACTTACTGACGACTTACTTCGAGTGGAGCTGACGCAGATCGTCATCCTTCGTGACGATCGCCAGCGCCGGAAGATATACGACGAGTCCGGGGCGTTCATTAACTCCGACGGATTGCTAGAGTCCGTGAAGGCGCGCGGCGTTATTCAGCCCCTTATCGTTAATCGCGAACTCGTCCTAGTTGCCGGGGAGCGCAGGTTAGAAGCCTCTCGCTGTGCGGGGCTCACAAGTGTCCCTGTCCGGTTCGTGGAAGACCTCAGTGAAACCGAAGCGAAGATCATTGAGCTGGAAGAGAACCTTCGTCGAGCCGACTTGCCGTGGCGAGATGAAGTCCTCGCAGTTGCTCAGTTGCACACGCTTTACAAGGCCTCGAATCCCGAGCACACCATAACCGACACACTGCGAGCGACGAACTACGGCCAGCTGAACGAGGCCCTCCGCGTAGCCCGCGACATCGACTCGCCTCGCATTAGCAGCGCGACGAGCGTGAGACAAGCTTGGAATACGCTGCAACGGCTGGACGAACGGGCGACGGCAGACGCGGTGAATGACATCATCGACGCGGGCGAGTTTGTCTTTGGGGGGGCGCAGGACGACGCCCATGCGTTAAATGGCGACGGGGCGGCACCGAACGCGGGCGACGGATCAACGCACCACGGACGCGCGGAAGGTGCGCACATGCGCATCCCACTGCCAGCGCAACCAAGCGAGTCCATCCTCCTTGCTGACTTCAAAGAGTGGGTTAAGACGTACTCGGGGCCAAGCTTCAATTTCATTCACTGTGATTTTCCCTACGGAATAGACGTGTTCGGAGGCGTATGGTCTGGCAAGAACTCCCAGCGCACGTATAGCGATACGCAGGGCGAGTACGAGGAACTAATCACAGTGCTTTGCGCTAATCTGCCAAAGTTACTGTCGCACAGTGCGCACTTGATGTTCTGGTGCTCTGCCGACATCGCAATCCAGCATCGTACCGTTGAGCAGTTTCGGGCGCTCGCCCCAAGCCTGATATTCCAGATGAAGCCACTAATCTGGCACAAGACTGACAACCTTGGGATCATGTCTGACCCTAAACGTGCCCCTCGGCACGTTTACGAGACGGCCTTGGTCGCAAGCCAGGAAGATCGCCTCGTCGTGAAGCCAGTCAGCGACGCCTACGGCGCTCCCACTGACAAATCCCACCATCCGAGCACGAAGCCGGAACCGGTTCTACGTCACTTCATGCAGATGTTTATTGATGAGCATTCGCGCGTGTTTGATCCTACTTGCGGCAGCGGGTCTGCCTTGCGTGCTGCTGAGTCCCTGGGTGCTTGCCACGTCCTCGGGCTGGAGAAAGACCCCGAGCACTTCAAAGCCGCGCAAAGCGCGCTCAGGAACTTTCGAACACTCAGAAAGGTAGCCAAATGAAACTCACATTCGCCTTGCTACTCGTCACCACGACCGCCCTCGCCGACCCACTTCCGAACCTAACGCTCACTCCCGGTGTTGCAAGGAGCGATCTTACCACTGCCCAGGTCTGCATGACGAAATGGGGCAAGGACACTCGGGCAGTGACAGAGGCTATGAAGCAGCAAGTCTTCAAGTTCTACGGCTTCTCCATTCTGAACCACGACCCCAGGTGCCCCTGCGAGATCGACCACCTCATCTCCCGCGAACTTGGTGGCGCCGATGACGTGCGGAACCTGTGGCCGCAGTCCTACAGCGGACCTTGGAATGCTCATATGAAGGACCGCTTGGAGAACCGCCTACATAAGGAAGTCTGTGAAGGAAAGCTGCCACTTGCGGCTGCTCAGCAGAGCATCGTGGCAGACTGGACTTCGCTCTGGAAAATCTACTTCGGCGGCGCAGGAGTGGCGAAGTGACAAAGCAGAGAAAGATCGAACCAGGGCTTCGTTACGACGCAGGGAAGATTCGGTACGACCTCATTCCAGCGGATAGCCTTTGTGCGCTTGCCCACGTGTACACCGTTGGCGCAGCGAAGTACGCAGATAGGAATTGGGAGAAGGGGATGAGCTGGAGTAGAGTGTTCGGAAGTCTTCTTCGCCACTCTTACGCCTTCTGGCGGGGCGAGAACATCGACTCCGAAACCGGCTGTCATCACATGGCTATGGCAGCTTGGAACTGTCTCGCTCTTTGCAGCTACGAGATGCGCAAGGTAGGAACTGACGACAGACCGCTATGACCCACGTCGCCGCGCCAGCATTCAAGTATTCCAGCGGGCCGCGCGACGCGAAGCTCGCCTTCGTTGCTGAGTGTTGGGGCGAGCAGGAGGACATGGTTGGCAGACCCCTAATCGGCAACGCCGGGCAGGAGTTCACTCGGCTGTGTCAGGAAGCAGGGATTAACCGAAATGAGTGCTTCCTGACCAATACTATCTGCGCCCGCCCGCCAGACAACAAGTTCGACGAATTCTGTTGCAAGAAGGACGAGACCGGAGAGGGATACAGCTTGCCGCCACTCGCGCAGGGCAAGTACTTGAAGCCCGAGTTCCTTGGGGAGCTAGATCGCCTTAAGGAGGAGCTATGCACCGTCTCGCCAAACTTGGTCGTTGCGCTCGGTGCAAAGGCCTTGTGGGCTCTCACCCAGACATCTGCAATCGGGTCAATGCGGGGGACGGTTGCCTTCTCAAAGATGTTACCGAAGCAGAAAGTGCTCGCCACGTACCACCCAAGCTACCTGTTCAAAGTCTGGAGCTACAGACCAATCGTCCTAGCAGACCTAATGAAGGCGAAACATGAGGCGACGTTTCCGGAAGTTCGCCGCCCAGAGCGAGAGGTGCTAGTCTTCCCGACGCTGGAGGAAATCGAAGAGTGGTTTCTGAGATGGCAACACACTCCCATCCTCTCCATCGACATTGAAACCAGCCGTGGGCAGATAACCGACATAGGGTTCTCGCCGCGTAGGGACCGCAGCCTGGTTATCACGTTCGTACAGCGTGATGGGACAGATTTCTGGCCAACTCTGGAGCGCGAATGTGCAGCGTGGAAGTGGGTGCAGGCGCTCTGCGCCCTCCCCTGCAGGAAGTTATTCCAGAATGGAGTCTTCGATCTCTCCTACCTCATGAAACAAGGCATCAAGGTGCGCAACTGCGCAGATGACACGATGCTCTTGCATCATTCAATGTATCCCGAGCTTCAGAAGGGTCTAGGGTTCCTAGGCTCGATATACACTCAGGAGCCCGCGTGGAAGCTAATGGCTCGGCATAAAGAGGAGTTTAAGAAGGATGAGTGACTTCGTACATGGCCATAGTGGAGAAGTGTTGCCAGAAATTAAGCCAAGTTTGTTTGTGCTTCAACCTTGGGTTGGACAAATTCCACTTCGGCAGCAAGGAGTATTGCTTCTCGCGTTGCGCGGCCCTGATGGGATTCGCAAAGAGTCAATTGCTAAGATAATCTTACGAAATCTTCGTGGCTGCGTAATGCTTTCTGGTCGTGAAGAGAAGCCAATGGCAATGGGAACTGAGTATGATGGCGACACCTTTATGCGAACAATCGAGATCACATCAAAAGATAAGTGGGAAAGGATTACAAAGGAGTTCTTCTCAAATATAGATGAATACAATGTTCACTTTCTGCAGCATCTTTTGCACGCCGCACAGGTCATAGGAGTAAATCATTGGAATAACACGGTAGCTACTAACTGGTGGAATTTCTACGCTGAAGGCGTGCATAGACTTCACCTGAAGTGCGAAACTGCAGACGAAATGAAATTCAGACTTAGAAGCGGGAGAAGATTGCAAGAAGATGAGTAACTTCTACTCCTGCTATGACTTCAACGGAATTGTCTTCGGCGACAGGGTGGAGAAGATTAGTGGAGATTACAAGTTCGCTGGTGTAGTTGTGTCTTGCTTTATTAAGAAATCTGCTGCGCCGAGGATAGTTGTTGAAAACGATGATGGTATACTGCATATTTTCCATCCAAAACAGCTAAAGAAAACCATATGAACGACAGCCTCCCCCCACGCCCTTCCGAGTACATCTACCTTGCGAGCCCTTATAGCCGCGCCGACGGGATGCTTCGCGAGGAACGATACCTCGCTGCGGCTGAGTGCGTCATCTGGCTGCTTCGTGCAAAGCGATGGGTCTACAGTCCTATTGTCCACTGCCATGAGATCTCGAAGATCGCGGAGCTTCCCAAGGGGTTTGACTATTGGCAGGAGTATAACTTTGCGATGCTTCTCTACGCCCGCGCGTTCTACATTCTCACCATCCCCGGCTGGAGGGAAAGCGATGGAGTTGCAGGGGAACTTGCGTTCTCGCTTCGTGAGGGTATTCTCGTGCGATATGTTAGCAAGACTCCAGATGGATATGAGATCAAGTCAATGCCATGAATTCCGACGTTCTGATTAATCAGCCAACGGTGGCGTGAAACTCTAATGCGCCACACACGCCCTACTGAGCGGGCAACATGAGGAAAATCAATGTATGGCGA